AATGTCGAAAAAAAGTTAATTTGCAATCGTTCTTTTAAAAAGAATGATAAACAAATAAAAATAAAAATAATTTGTCAGAACGATGAATATGTAATGTATTATAATATGGAAGAAATATATGGATTTGAAGAAATCATACAAAAATTAGATTTAATCTTGTAATAACAGCAAGTTCAAATCAGATTTTTGTATTTCTGATTTATGGATATTAAGAATATTGGTAATGTATTTATAAGCTTCATCAATTTGTTCAAATGAAATGCCTCCAGTAATAAGAACACTACCACTTTCAAATATAGCAATAGTAATTTTCTTACAATTATTTTCACCTTTCCCGGAACCTTTTCCGAAACAGTGTTTGCTACAATTGCAAATACCATCTAATTTTTCTTTATTGGAATTCCAGAAATATTCCAATTTTACACCATGATAACGACCTGGTTCAAAACTGCATTTATTATTATAAACATCGTTAATAAGAATTTTGTGCAAAATCTTTCTTCTAATAAGAAATTTATGTTGCATCGTATTATCAGTGAAAGATTTAAAATCGGTATTAATCATACGTATAATGAAATTATTAAATTTAATATTTTCGATATTAGGTGTTAAATCATTATTTTTTTCATAAATTTGTTTAATTTGAGTGATAATGAGTTCAATAATATTTTCGACGATATTCTTATCTTTAATGCCAGTAATTTGAATATTTCCATTTTTAAAGATTTTTAGATTAGGCAAATAAACATCAGATATTTTAAAAATAGTGGTTACTTGATTATCGAACAAATTCTTTTTACCGCCTTCTTTTTTTGGTGTTCTCTTCTTTTTGGGATAAACTCCGCGTGAATTTGGTCTGTCTGTTATTTTAGGGTAATAAATCCATATAAATTTTTCAGTAATCTCAAAATTTTCATATAAAATATCTAAATTTAAATTTATACCTAAATCAGCATTACAAGTAATAGTACTGACTTTATATTCGGTAAAATAAATGTCTTCTGTTTCCATTGATAATTATATTCATTTAAGAATAAATATCATTTTTTTATATACATTTTTTATTTTTTTTATTTTCAGATAATTTAGCTAAATAAGATGTATTTAATATTTCTGAACTGGTATTGATAGAAATCATAGGTGGAATATTTAAGATATAAGTTTTATCTGTTTTTAGATGAGCTTCTCTAAATTCTTCGATAGTCAAATTACCACCAAACATTTTTAAGAGATATCTAGAAGGGGCTGGACGAATAATATTAGAGAACCCATATCTTTTTGCGAGCATCTGTATCCAACTGTTAATTTCCCAGACTTTATCACTGCTGCCATGAGTAGCAAAATTATAAGCGTTAGCACATTGTAAAGAACAAAATGACCCAAAAACAAAATAATTATCGTTCAATGCGTCATAATTATAGGGCATACTATAGACAGTAGGCCCTTCGATTGCATGACAACACCAGAAACAACTGGAATTTTTAGGATTGATATTATTTGCTGCCTGATATTCATTGTCATAAGATATATTTTCAGCATCATTTGAAAAATATGAATTCGATTCATATGGAGTAGGAATTAAAATTTTAGCATCTTGGCTTTCATTACTGTTAATAATATTATTAATTTTTGCCTGTGGAATAGTTAATTGTATTATAACATCATTATTTTCATCATTTTCATTATTTTTAATCATCGAATCAATTATATTTTTTTTGGGTGTTTTTTTAGCAACGGAACTATCTGGAATAGTTTTTTTACGAGGCATATTAATTATAATTACAAATTATTCTTATATAAAAGAGTTCTTAAGGTAATCGAGTAAAGAAACAATATCATTTTTAATTTTAATATCGAAAGTTTCTATAGGTTTGTTATTGGCATTAGCATTTAAACCACAACTAGATGACATAGATTTAACTTCTAATTGTAAATCTTTAATAACATTGATTAAATAATAAATAAATAATATGACAATCACAATAAAAATAAATACAATAATATCCATTTGTTATTTCTAAATATTTTTAATTTTAAAATTTTAAACCAATATTTCCACTTTGGATTTCTAAAACGTTATATTCAACAACATAAACGGTACAATAAATATTTTTATTACTTCCCGAATATGATTTTTTATTATAGATAGTATCAATATAATCATTTTCATATGAATTGAATGTCATACTCAAAGTTGTTTTAACATATGAGCCATTATAAAAACCTGATGGAAACCATTTTTCAGGATATAATGAAAATGAATACAAATAAATACCTTGCATAGGTATTGTTGAATGATATTGATAAGGTTGAAGTTTATTATAAAAATAAGCGTCCTTTTCTTCTACACGAAAGAAAGGATTACCACTTCCACCATCCCAAATTAATTTGGCATTTTTCATAATACTCTTTTCATTATTTTTAGGGATACTATAAGTATAATTAAAATTATCATTAAAATTATCTTTAGTATCGGCACGTTTTAATGTCCATATTATTTCTTTAATTCCTAGTTGCGATTGTATAGTTATAGTTTTTACAGTATTAGCAACACTCGCGGGAAAATCTGTTGTAATTATAGAAAGTTTTTCGATTAGAAATTGTTGTGTGCATTGTTTGAGCAATACGGCTCTTTCATCTGTATCGAGAACAATAAACGTCGCTTCGACATGTGCTTTTACTGTGTTTTGTTTAATAAAATTGTTGATATTTATTGATTTGTTATGCATATAATTATAAAATCGTGGATTTACATGCATATTATAAATATCAGAATAAACAGAATATAAATTTTCTATATCTTCAAATTCAATATGAACATTAATTTCCTTAGTATATTTACCAACTAGTTTAATAATAGGTAAAGCTAAACTAGGATTTTTAGAAAACCAGAAATTGAGAGGTATGCACAAATCTCTGCTATTAATAGAAGGTTTATTACCATCACTAGACAAATAATCATAATCACTAATAATATTATTTCGTATTCTTAGTGTCGTTTCAGGTTTTCTAGGATTATTAAGAGCTGGCACATTTCCAGTCATATCATTGAAACTATCTTTAACAGGTAATGTTAATTCATTCCAAACAACCAACCATTCGCCGGTTATGGTATCAATAATAGTTTTACCTATTTCAAATGTAGCTTTTTTTATAATCAAAGAACCGATATGTTCAACCCATTTAAATCTATAAACATCACTTGAATAAACATCTGGCAAAGTAAATATTAAATAAAGATTACTTAATAAATCTATGTCAGCTCTTGATGTCAAATTAACAGTATAACCATCATTTCCGCCTAAATGCATATTAGTTAATAATGATGGTATAGTATCAAATGTTAGAGTTAAATTCTCGATAGCAAAATTAGTATGTTTCCGATATACATAATTAAAAAAACTAATACTAGGATTAGTGACAATATAATCATTCATGCCTCCTTTAGCAACTAATTGAAGTAATCCTGCACCCATTTTAATATAATAAAAGTTATTTTAAATACCCTTAACTGTTTTTTCAGTTAATTCATCTTCATAAATATATTTACCTTTTTGCATCATAATACTTGAACTTACGTTAGAAGCAAATGTAACAATATTTTTATTAAAACCTTTATCATATAATACTTTTATTTCTTTTACAGTTAAGGCATAATTGAAATAGGTCAAATCGGCCATTTGTAATGGTGATATTTTAATTTTATTATTTGTGTCAGCTGGTTGCGTATATATTTTTACTATATCATTATTAATAAATCCCGCTTTATTATTATCAGCGCCGACGATTTTACTGCTACTCGGGTTAATATGTAATTTACTCAAATTACTTTTCATAACTCTAGATTTTATTTGTGTATATTCATTGGCTTTTTCTATGGCTTTTGTGTGAGCTAATCTATCTTCAACAAGAACACCATTAAAATAAACCTTACAGTTAGCATTATTTTTATTGAAAATATATTCTGTTTTTGGTTGTTCTTGAAATACAATTGTAACCATATTAAATTGTTGTTTATATTTTGAATTAATGTCTTTTATTCCCAATTTATTTTTATTTCTATTTCTAATATCTTCACTATCAACAGTACTACAATCTAATTGTACGGCACTAGTATTATAAGTTTCCGGAAAATTAATATTGTTATATTCAACGATAATTTCTTTAGCATCATTTCTAATTTTGACTAAAGGATTTTTAATTAATATTCCTTCTCTTTGAGCACGTGGTTCTCCTTCGCATTCATATTGATTTGTATTTATAGGTATATAATTTGGTTCTCCTTTATAAAATAAATTTATGTATTTATATTGCACATCATACATTGTATCACGTGTTGTATTAGAACTAATTGTATTAGTTCCTGAATTTACGTCAAAGAATAGCCAAAAATTATAAGAATATTCGGCTCCTCCATTTTGATTTATTGACGGATTGATATCAAGATATGATGGGTCGATTTTATCATAAGTTTCGATATCTATATCTCTTTCTTGAGTATAATCTAAGATACCGGTAAATACTTTAGTTGCTTTTTTTGTACTTGTATTAATTGTTATGTTTTTAATAAGTTCATTATTATAAATAGAATAACTAACAAATGCCATAATAGCAATTAAAAAAACAGATAATATTATTTGTACTATCGAATTTATCATATCTAATTTTATTATAGATATTATAATTTATAAATAGGACTTCTAACTCCATAAGCTCCCAATCCTAAAGCAGCCAATAATCCATTAATCGGACCTTTGTTATAAATAGCATAAATATCTTTATTATTGAGTTCATAATTGAAAGTGCTGAAATTAGAAATTAATCCGGAAAATCCAGGACCACAATTATCGGCTGGATTAGAACCTACATATAAATAACCTGTCATATTCAAATCGATATCACTTAAAGTAGCCGCAGCGGTAGCAGATGAATTTTTAGATAATTTAAAAGTTTCTTTATCATATACAGTATTGACTAAATCGCCATCGACATAAGCATATAAAGTTGTTTTAAATGAATCAGTATTACAAACTATCGCAACATGAACCCAACGTTGTAATGGAATATATTTAACTTCTATACCTTGTTGTAAATAACTCCTTAATTTTTCATCAGTTGATAAATCAGGACATTTTCTATCAATATTCTTTTCATATCTATTGGTAAAACGTACATATAAGCTATTATTACTTTCATCGAGGAATATATGAGGTGAAGCTTTATTAGTTGATAATTCAGCTCCGTCATTAGTTAAACTCAATACATTTTTAAATTGACCACTGTATTTATTCATATCATTGATATAAATCCAGAATGAGAAACTACGACGGGTTCCATTAGCTGTGTTATTAACATTGGCTATAAATTTATTTAGTTGTGTCCCTAAAATAGGAACTTTGGTGCCATCTATGCTATTTTCAACTTTAGAGAACAAAGTCCAACCGAGATAAGAATATAACAATGCGGCAATTATTATAGTAATTACAACGACGGCAAATAAACCAATAAACAGCGAACTATTAGCAGACATGAGTGCGTAAGTTTGGGTTATTCTTGAAGTTGCACTCGTTATTACATTATTTGAAGTATTAGAAAAAATATCAAATACACGGCCCGGATCAGTTGAAGAAGTATCACCCATTATAATTTATGACTATCTATTATTAATAAATAAATTTTCTATTAATAATACTTAAATGATAATTTCCACAAAATTGACTGGTTGGAATATTTAATTTATAAATTTTTTTATTATTTTTTTTCTGCAATGATAAATAACTTAATAATTTTGTGAAATGCGTCAAAGAATGATTTTTATTATTTTTATGCGATAGCAAGAAAAGAAAATTGATAATACTTATAAAATAATCTATAGCCAAATCATTATTTTTACTCATAAAAATATCAAAATAACAGAAGTCATTTATAAACTTCTTATAATGATTGTTTTTTTGAATTTTAGTTATATTACGAGTATTGAGTTCTATAATTAAATTTTCATGAAATTTTAAAGGAATAAGCCATTGGTCTTTATAAATAATTCGTTTAAAATTATCACGATTAAAATTATTAGCGTATAATTCGCTTATTTCTAAGAAATCATCACTTTTATTATAATAAGTATTTGTAATTATTTGAATACAATTCTTAATATTAAAGTTAGTAGTTTTAGCAATTTCGAGGGCCTTATCATAAGTAATTGAAGGTTTGTATTTAATCAGAATATTGAATATTTCATCGATAGAAAGATTAGAGAACTCATAGAAAGAACATATTTTTTTAATTTCTCCGAGTTTGATATTATTGGAACCGATACAAATTATAGGAATATGTTTATGAGTGGTATTTAGAAAATTAAGGAGATGTATATTCATAGTGCTATCAAATGATAGCAGTGTTTCGAATTCATCAATAATAACAATTTTATTTTGGGTATTATTAGTTAGTTGTTGAATTAAGGAAGATGTGAATGCTTTGTTTAATAAATCTAATAATTGTTTAGAAGAACAGCAATTAAAACTATTGATATTAACGATAAATAGATTAAGGTCAATACATAATTTATTGATATTGAACGTCTTACCAATACCAGAATTACCAATAACAAATAGACACGAATCAGTAGTTAATTTAGTTCTAGGTGTTAAAATCCAATTTTTGATAAAATCCATTAATTTTAAGAAACTAGACTTATTTTTATAACTAAAACAAAATAATAACACAAAAGTGCGATTAATGGATAGATTAAATCGAGGGTCATTAGCGATTTAGAGTTATAAGTTTTAATATTACCATGCATATCAAACATAATGGAGGGTTTCAAAAGAAACAACAATAATAATATTAGTATATATAATAAAATAGTTATGAATATCATTCTCTATAAAATAAATATTATATTAAATATAGATGTTGCTGATATATAAATTTTTAATAATTATTTTGCTTTTAATAATTTTTTATTATGTTATAAATGTTAATATTGAATGTTTTGTGGGTAGTAGTAGTTCTAATAAAAATTATACAAACACTAACGAATATCCATCATTTACAATAAATTCTAATATACCATATGACATAAAATTGAATAATGATAAAAACAATTATTATGATTATGGGAATGACGAAATAGAAGCCAAATTTGCGGCATTATTAAAAATCGATTATAATAAGATAATTACAGCGATAGAGGGAAGTGAATGGAGTGAATGGATTAAAGATGATAATTATCCGTATTATAACCAAATAATTATTTATTTACAGCAGTTAGTGCAACATGATATATTTACGTTACCGAACGATAAAAATAAATTCAAAATAATTAAACATTCTTTAGTTAGATATAAAAAACAACTAGAAGACAAAGGAATATTATTATTAGAAATAGATATAATTATTTATAGAGAAAACAAACCTTTAGCGAGACATATGAAATTTTTGATAAAATCGAATGGTGTAAAACATAACATAGCGATGGCTAAAGTCGTTGGAGTAATTAATGAATGTAATTTAAAAGGAAATTATGAAACATACGATAAAAACGATTATCAGGAATTTAATCCGGAATTTAAATATAAATATGATATGAATAGTTTTTTATATGACACCAACGACAAATTACTTCATTCAGAAATTGAATATAATATCTATAATAAAATACTTAAGGAATTATAATAATAATAATATTATTATAATATATAATGAACCATTTTGAATACCTTGTTGAACTCCCAGTTTCTGAGGATGTAGAAAGAGTAACAAACGATATTTATAATATGATTAAGGAAGGTAGATGTCCGTTCAGTTTATCTAAAGTTGTAGATGAAGGGGAAGGTGACAAAAAAAGACGTTTGTTTGTTATTACATCCCCTGTCAATATTCATCATATTGTTCATCCGATGTTTTATAAATTCGATATGAAAGTTCTATGTTATTTTAAGACACCGGTTGCTTTTTAGGTGGCTTTTTTATTTTTTTGTGAATTAAATTTAATCCATGCATCGTCAATTAAATTTAATTCTTTGATTATTGCTTCGCAATTTTCAGTTAAGAATTGTTTAAATACATCAGGATTTGTTTGTTCTTCTAAGGTAATACGAATAATCATAAGTTGTTTTAATGGATGTGGGCAAATATAACCGATGTAAGAACAGACAATTTTATTAAATTTTTCATTGCCTCGAATATATTTATTATGAACGATAGATTGAATAATATTTCCGAGGGTATCGTCTTCATTATCGACATGAAAATTTACTGAAAAAGGATTGTTGGGAACAGGTTCAATAGTTATATTATCAATATTTGTGATAAGTTTATTTAATTTTGCAATAATAATTTCGATGGCTTTTGAGAAAAGATAAGAATAAGATAATTTATTAACTGTTTCAATTTCGAATTTAATCAATGTAGGGTCACCATATTCATTTTTGTGATATGCTCGGTGTTTATCGAGTATATTCGAAGCTTTTGAAGCTTCTTTAGGTTCTTCAATAAAATAGAAATTAGCGAGAGAAACAGGAGAGAACGAGGCATTTGTTTTACCTGTTCTTTTAATGGCTGTAGCGGTAAAATGTAGATGTTCTCCGGCTCTTAGTCGAGTAATAAGAATATTTTGTTTTGTAATAGGATTAGGTGGAAACAATTCATTTAATTCTTTAGCCGTTAGTTGATTGTCTTTATAAGTTCCAGTAAAACTAGCGGTAGTAACATTGACAGTAGTGGCTCCATCATTCATAATATTCAAATCGAAAGAATAATCATTATCTTCATAAGTATCGGTGATTTTTTCAGTGACGTTGATAGGAATTAGGCCAATTCTATGTTTCATAAATTCATTATGTAACGGTCCTGTATTTTTATGAACTTCAATAGAAGGTTCATCTTCGCCATAAAATCCGACTATGGGAATTTCAGTTAAAAGGACTCGTCTAATTCCATTAACTATAGACAGGTCCATATTCTGAATATCGAATGAATTTTTTTGTGATTTCGGGTCGTAATTATAATTCTTAAACATTATCTTTATTTAAATTAAATAATATTAATTTTATGTCATTTTTTATTATATTATTATATCATTTATTTTTAATAAAATGATTTTGTTTTATAGTGAAACCTGCCAACATTGTTCTGTTTTATTAGATACGATTAAATTACATGACAAGAAAAAGACAATTAAACTGGTTGTTATAGACGGTATAGTAAATAAAATTAAACATAAAATAACCGCTGTTCCTGCGTTGATGTTTATACCAACGAAAGAAATAATTTATGGTAAAGCAGTATTTGATTATTTATTATTACCAAATCGAGGTTATCTATTTACAAGCACAAAAAATACGAGAGAAAAGATAGATTTATCAGATACAAGTTCGTTAATATCGCCGATACCGATGAACCAAAATAAAGAAGCAACAATAGAAGAACCTTCATCATTTTCATTAGGGTCGATAACAGCTGATAATTACAGTGATATAACCGATGATAATATAAATTCAATGAATATAAATAAAGACCGATTATATAATTGGGATACAATAGATAATCCAAATTCAAATGAAATACCTAAAATGGCTAAATTAGACAGTGAAAAACCACATAAAACACTGCCTTCTATAGACGAATTACAAAAAGAAAGAGAAAATATATTTAAGGATATTTAATTAAAATTAAAACATAATAAATATGGCTTCTCCTACTTTAACAACGACATATATATTTAATCAATATTATATTGATTTACTTAAGAAACTTAAAAACGTTGCTAAAAAGCATCGAACCCATAGTGAAACCGCTAAACGAATTTTAAAGACAATAAAAGATAATTATCAGACTTATGACAAGACTTCAGGAGAATACATAGAGCTATTTAAGGAAAAAACGGCGTCTTGCTGGGATGAATATATAAACCTAGAGAAGGATAAATGCAATGATTGGTTAAAGGATGATAATAATGGCAAAATCGAAATTTACAAGGATATAACGATTAAGGATGTGGTAAAACTTTTAAGAAATGATTTTATAACTCATCATTATTTATGTGTGTTGTATATATACACAAATGAATTAACTGAAGAACAAATAACAACAATACTCAAAGTTCTGCAGAAGGTAACAGAGGAAGCGGAAGGAGAAGCAGAAATCGATATTCAAAATGAGAATGTAAAGAAGGTATTACAAAGATTAAACGAACTAAAAAAAGATAATATTAATACGGATGAAGATAATTCAGGAATGCCTAATATGGATAGTCTGAAGGATACCACAATAGGAAAGATTGCGAAGGAGATAATAGAAGACGTTGATTTGACAAAACTCAAACAATCTATAACCGAAGAGGGAGATATATTTAAGGCGATAGCAAAACCGGATAGTGGTTTTGGGGAATTATTTACGAATGTAAGTCAGAAGATGTCAAATAAGATTTCAACAGGTGAATTATCACAAGAGGCAATAATGAAAGATGCGATGAAATTTGCGTCGATGTTGCCTGGATTATTTGGAGGTGCCGGTGATAATAACGGAGAGGGCGGAGGAGGAGATGGAGGAATGAATATGGCGATGAATATGATGAATATGATGATGAAAGGAGGAATGGGAGGACCAGGAGGAATGGGAGGAGGTGGTAAGAAACAAAAACAAGCGGTTAATATGAATGCATTAAAGAAACTAATGCAAAAAGAAAAATTACAAAACAAACTTAAAAAATAAATTTTTTTTCTTTTCATCTTTTGTAAATAGAATGATGAATATGAGTTTTAAGGAAAAAATAATGGCGATAGTATATTTAATTGTATTTTTAAGTATAGTATCAACGCTAATATTCAAACAAGTAATATTTATATTGATAGGAATAATATTAATAATATTTTTATTTTATATTTATTTGTTTGATGAAAAGAAAAAGATAGATACGAATGAAACATTGAGCAATAGAAATTTGACAATAATAGACAATAAGATATGTGTTAAACCGTCGTTAGATAATCCATTTATGAACCCGACAATTATTGATTATAACAATAATAATAATAATATTAAAGCTTGCCCATATAATGAAATAGATATTGAGAAAACTGTTAATACATATTTTAAACAGAATGTTTATAAAGATATAAATGACATATATGAACGTAATTTTTCGGAACGTCAATTTTATACGGTTCCAGCGACTACTATACCAAATGATAGAAAGTCTTATGAAAACTGGTTATTTTATCGTGATAAAAGTTGTAAAGAAAATAATGGATATCAATGTTACAAGAATATAATATAATTTAATTATTAGATAAACAATAATGACAAGTTTCTTTGATAAACAAAATAACATGTGTTCGGATAGTTGCTGGGAAGAAGCTAAAAATTATGGTAACAATAAAATTAATAATTATATGACTTATTCAACACAATTAGTTGAATGTAAATCGCCGGAAGTTCGAATGCCTGATTTTGTATATGACCATGTTAATTTAAGAGGTCGTCCTGGTTATGGTTTAGCCGATGCTTGTTTAATAGATGATTATAGTAAATTAGTTAATAATGTTGATGGTGTAACTCGTGACAGATGTCGATTGCAGTTATTCCGGCGTTTATTTAATGCTTGTCCGTTATTCAGAGGTCAATCTGGAGATATAAACGCTGAATTAGATATTTTAGCAGGTTCTGATTCAGGTATGATGGATGGTTATGGATGTAATAAGAAAGCCATAATGGAAAGACAAATAAAACAACCGATACCGCTAGTTGATTGTATGAAAGATATTCAAAACCCGGAACATATCGTTCCAATTTGGACAAATGGAGGTGAAGATACAAGGTCTTATATAAATAGATTGAATTTTAATAAAACTTCTAATTAAAAAATAATATTATTATATAGAATATAAAATGAGTTTCAATAGAACAAAATATGATAATTGCTCTTATAAAGTTGATTTAAAATCAAGTGTAGATACATTAGGTTATATTTTATCTCCTTATAGATATGAAAATAGTAATAAATGTATGCATCAGTTAGGATTAGTCGGCGGTACATCTGTTTCACACATCAAAGGAAATTTAGTAGATTTGGATAGTGAATTACGAGGACAAACCCGAATATTATCTCGTTGTCCTACAAATAAATATATGCCTAGTGAAAACGGAGTAATAACAAATGATAAAACTGACCCGATAGATCCGACAATGAAACATTTGCCGAGTTGTCAATCAATTATGTATCGTTCAACACCACTGCCGCCACCACTAAAAATAAATAATTGTTAATAATAGAAATATGAATAATACACCCAATGATACAAGAATGAAATACGATTTTGGAAGCTATCAGGAAGAATTAACTCGGTCTATATATCCAGGAGTATATCAATTAAATTCTCCTTACAATGATTGTACAGACTGTGGAATAACTATTCCTGATGACCCTTATATTAGATTTCAGGCATATGGTCAGAATACATGCACAATGAAGAAAGCCGTTGATGATTCGAGTGAATTATCAGGTTTAAATTATAAGAATTCTAAATGTAATAAAAATGCATATGTTCCTAATACTTATGTTTCTACTGGTTGTCGTGCAAATGTAAATAAAGATGCTCGTAAATGTGGCATTCCCACTGAATCGTGTAGATTATCAAACCCGCCATGCACTCTAAAAGAAACAGGAATAAATCGTTACGACCCTTTATTCTGGAACCCACAAGATAGAGCATTAGAAAGATTTGACAGAATTGGAATTAATTATAGAATGGTTGCAAAAGATAATCATATTCCGTTAATAGAAACTCCACAAGACCTTGATATATTTAATCCACAAAAATCAGAAGTTATAAGTAATGAGAAAAATTTAAATCAATGGCAAGATTTAAACCAAAAAAATAAAAACTATTCACCAGGTTATCCTTATGGAGAACCCAATTATTTATTGTCTTGCAAACAGACTATTAATAGCTATTAAAATATTTGAATAATTCGACTGATAATTGGTCATTTTTTTTTGTAATAATATTATTATTAATATATTTATAAATAATATTATTTATTCTGTTATAATGATTAAAATTGAGTTTAGGGTTTTTATCAATTCGTTTTTGTCTTAAATCAATATCAAGAATTGTATAATTATAGGCAATCGGAGTGGATTTTAGAAACATCAAATATTTATATTTAAAAACAGTAAATGAAACAATGTAATTATATTTATCTTTCATAAGATAAGTCAAATTATTTTTATGATTGAGAGTAAAACACATACTATTATTTTTATTATAATAGCTAACACTATTAAATGCATCTTTGTTATTTTTCAAATAATCATTTACATTAAAAATATTAGATGCTATTGTTGAATAATGATTTTGAATATGAAGTGTAAAAGGCGAAGCTAATAATAAGCATGATGAAAATAGAATAAATAAAATTTTGTTCATTATTTAAATATTATTATTATAAAAATCTTTAAATAAAATTATGAATGTGCATATTGTAACATTCATAAATGTAAAAGTTATATTATAAATACATTTAGAATAATATTGATAACAATGAAAAAGAAAGGCATTATAAAGATGTGTATATACGATTTTTATGGTATTATTGATTTTATTATTATTATCATTATCATTAGCATTAGCATTAGCATTAGCATTATCATTAGCAATGGTCTTATTTTTATGATTTCTTAAATTTAAAGCAGCTTCAGAACAAAGAATTAAAGAAGACATTAAAATAATTAATAATTTATAATTCATATTTTGAAAGAAAAATAAGAATACTTATTTCATTATAAAATATCTTTAAATAATAATAGATTATGTCATCAAAATCAACAACTACTTCTTCTGAATATGAAACGGAATCAGAATCGGAATCAGAAGAAATATCTTCGTCTTCTTCTTCATCTTCCAGTTCATCGATTATATATATAGATGAGGATGTGCCTGAAATTGAATATTACGAATTGGTGAGTATGGAAGAATTAGTAAAAGCCAATCCGAATTTTATAGCATTTTCTAAAGAAGAAATTTATAATGATATTTTTAATTTTGTTAAAAATAAATTTAAGACTGAAAATTTTGTTAAATTGTTTTATGAAATAATCAACCGAAACAAACCTAATATTAATAATTTTATTATTGTTACTGATGCTGACAGAGGCAAATTTGAGGAAGAAGATATCGCGGCTTTCATAGCTAATTTAAAGAAAAATGATAAAATCGCAGATATAAATCTAGCATTAAAATCAAAAAATAAATTATGGTTTCCGTTGAATTATAGTGTTGAGGGTAAATTAACATTTGAGGCAACTCAAAAAACGGTTATAGAAATGTCAGAAGATAACAAATATATAATATTCAAAGATGATGAACGTAATATCCCTGTTTTAGGATTATATTTATTTAGTCCTGTTACAATTTTAGAGGATTATTTAAATGATAAGATAACGGCCCACACTCATAAACCAATAAAACATGATACATTATCAGCCGTTGATTATGATGATTTCGACAAATTATTAAATGATTATAAAATCAAATTACCGTTGGATAAGATTGATAATAATAATTATGATTATACAAGTTTAAATTTATTATTACAAAAATATAATTATAATTTAGATAATATTTCACAATCTGATTTAAATGAAATCAGAACATATTTAACAAACTTGAACAAATCAGAAGGAAAATATGAAAAGATTGTATATAAAAAACCGGTAATTGAACGAGTAGTTATTAATAATCCCCGTTATAGTTTTTTTAATATAATGAAAGAAATAGGTTCTTTAATTGATTTGACGATTAAATCGGTGGATACAATAACCCAAATATTAAAAACGAATAGCAAAACAGCAACAAAGACTATAGAATTATCATTATTTTCAATAATCAATAATATAAATGATAAGAATTATAATGATATTATCAAAAACTTGCGAGAATTGCGAATAAATATCAATATAGATAATATAGCCAGGACATTGACAAATTTTAAAGATAATAACACTAAAAAAAAGATAACTCAACAATTAGAGGAATTAGAAATAAGATTTGAATTATTGAAATATTCTTTTACCGATATTTATAAATTAAATTTCAATTGTAATGACGATGAACACGAATTTTCAATAGGAACTGATGAAAGTAAATATGAAGGCAATCCTACAAAAATGACAAATCAATTAACATCAAAAGAAGATAAAGAACCTGAAGAAATTGAAGAAGAACCTGAAGAAGTAGATATAATAACTGATGAATTAAAATTAAATAAATATTATACCAATAGTTTATACAATACTGAACCAGGATTTGCTGAATTATTAAAAGTTGTATTGCCGTTTGTTTATAGAATGCGTTATTTGAGTGGATTACCGCTAAATTATGATTTATTGGCATCATATTTATTTAACAAATTCAGAACATTCGAACCAAAGGCTACAATAATAAGAAAACATATTCCAACAATAGATGATGAAGAATTGCAATTATATGTAAAACAACAAGTTAAATTTTTATTATTACAAGAAACGGTCGCTCCAAAGGTTTTAACGGCTATTAATGAATATTTCATGAATTATATGGATGTTATTTATGATATAATTTCATATTGGTCTATAAAAATACAACGCGCGATTGTAGATAATACATTATTTTTAGATTATTCAAAAATGTCTTCGATATGTGATGATTTATGGGAAGAATATGGAGCACCATACAATATGACGTCTAAGAACGGAGTGTTGCCATATTTATTATGTATTTTCGATGAAGTATATAATGATTTATATAAAAGCGAAACGTCAGATAGATTGGACCCAGGAGTTGATTATAAGAAAGTAATTATAGATAAAATCAATGGAACGAGTGAAATAGAAACAATAAGAAAAATCAAAAACAGCAAACCAAAAACAAATCAAGGGATTAAATATTATGATACATTATATGAATTGTTATCAAAGAAAGATTATAAGAATGATGGATTTCTGAGGGCATATATAAATGCATTGATTTATATGCCTTCGATTAAATTCAAGAAAATTCATAAATATTTGCAAGGTTGTTGTTTAGAGAAAATAGACGAAAATTTCACGGCTGATTTATATTTACAAACAGATAGAAATGACTTGCAAAAAGCGAAAGAGAAATTGAAAGGCGAAAGAGTATTTAATATGCCTCGTTATAAACGATTTTATATTAAAAAGATAACACCAAAAGAAAAATCTAAAAAATTTCAAAAAATATCAAATCCAATCAAATACGAATTACAATCAGTTCCTCTAAATGATTGGCTAACCAATTTAAAGGATTTAAAGAAAAATAAAACGGTATTTACGAAGGAATTATTGAATGGTTTATTGATGTCGGTTGTTACTACATCAGAAAATTACAAAGATTTGTATTTATCATATTTCAATAACAAGGATTTGAAACAATTATTTTATAATTATAATTTCAATAATTATAAACAAATAGGTAAAGCAGTTTCTAAAATTTTATATAAACATCTGAAAGACATGGAATATGTAAATATTATTAATAATACCATAGCTGAATTAGATAAATTGAATTCAATAGTTGATAATAGCACTGATATTATCAATATTAGAAGAATAGCAATAATAAGAATATTATCACTTCCAGCAGTTCCTGAAAATGCTAAAAATAAAAAACTGGTTCCTTCGATAGAAATGCCAAATTACCAAGAGATAATGAAAGAAATAATAACGACTGTTATAAATATAATGAATAATTCACATATGTTGAATTTAGAAGAACAAATTGATTTTATAAATAAAATTCGTGAGCAAAATAAATTCGATATTCTAGCAAGGATGAATAAGAAATCAAGAGAAGAAAAAGACATCGAAAAAGAATTGAAAAAATACGGATTACAATATAAAGAAGATGAAGATTTTAATAATGAAGTCAATGATAATCCGATAGAAGCTGAAATAGAAGGTGAGAATGAATTTTCTCTTGATAACGAAGATGCAATGGACGACGACGAAAGAATGGAATACAGTAATTACGGTTTTATATATGCAGATTAACGAAATAAATAATTATCCATTATTGATTTAGAGAAAATGCAAACAAATGAAATGCCATCTATGGATAATATTTATAATTCTAAATATTATACACAAACAAGAGAATACGAACAAAATTTAAGTGACGAATATTATAAAAAAGCTCAAATGCCCTTTAAGACCGGTGTTATACCTCATTATTTTGACGGTTCTGACATGAATAAGAGTGTTATCAAAAGTTTATCAGGTAATGATATAAATATAAATGATTTTAAACATGGAAATATGCAACCGTTTTTAACAAAAGGCATAACACAAAATATGGAACAATTCGGACTGAATAAAAATATGGGTTATAGCACAGATTTAAATTTCAAAAAAAGAGAAGTTCCTAAAAATAATTTTTTTAATAATGTTTCAAATTTCAATGATAACATAATAGACCAAACTAAATTTTTAATGGCTCGAACAAATTTAGGACAAGTTCAAAATAATATATCACCTATTCAAACTGTTCGAGTTGGACCAGGTTTAAATAAAGGTTATACGAGTGAAGGAACTGGTGGATTTCAACAAGCCGATACTATTTCTTATGTTACGCCAAAATCTAAAGAAGAATTGAGACCTAAATCTGACCAAAGAACATCAATTTATACATTACCAATGAAACCTAAAAATAACGTAGAACAACGTGGAGCATTAACACCAGTAGCTAAAAATAAAGTTGATAGGTCTTTTTATCAGGATGAAAATAATTGGTTTAAAGGTCAATCAGTTCTTAAAAAAGATACAGAACGGCCGATAGAAAACGTTAAAGAAGTTTCTAAAAAACAAGATAGTCACGTTGATTATTATGGTTCGTTGAAATATCAAAATGAATTTATATCAAATAATGATGATTATGGAAAAAGTACAATAGTTATTTATGATAATGAAAGAAATCTCACACAAAAAGAAACACCTGTTGCTAATTTTACTAGTGTAATTAAAGCAATGGTAGCACCTATAACCGATGCTATAAAAATAACTCTAAAAGAATATTTAATTGATAATCCTAGACTCAATGGAAATGCTGCACCACAATTACCAGAAAAAGCAACTTTATATGACCCCGATAATCATATTATGAAAACTACAATTAAAGAAACAACGATACATGAAGATTTTAGCGGCAATTTGACAGGAACGCCTGAAACTTATTCGGCTTTATACGACACAGCAAAGACGACAACAAAAGAAACAACTATTCATGAAGGTAATGGTGGAGTATTGACAGGTATTGATGAAACTTATGCGGCTTTATACGACACAGCAAGAACAACAACAAAAGAAACAACCATTCATGAAGGAAATGGCGGAGTATTGTCAGGAATTGATGAGACTTATTCAGCTTTATATGACACAGCAAAGACAACAACAAAAGAAACAACAATTCATGAGGGAAATGGCGGTGTATTGACAGGGGCGGATGAGAGTTATTCGGCTTTATACGACACAGCAAAGACAACAACAAAAGAAACAACAATTCATGAAGGAAATGGCGGATTTATGGAAGGAAAACAAAAAGGATATGTTAATGATGCTAATAATTTAAGAAAAACATTGAGAGAAACATTGCCCAAACAAGATACAACTCGAAATATTAATAACGTTAATTATCATAGCACTTATGTTTATGACCCGTCAATAGTTGCTAAAACAACAGTAAGAGAAACAACATTAGGTTTAGGAGGGTCTAAATACGGGTTTTTAGGAGGAATATTAAATGGTTTATTTGGTGGTTATTTAATTAAAGATGAAAAAGCTAAGAATACTCAAAGACAGTTTTCATTAACTGAAAATTATGGAATAGTTGCAGGAGGTCAAAGTCAATTTTTACAAACAGACCGAGAAGCCGATTATAACGCTGAAATAGACGGCACTAGAGAATTAATAATGATGAAGGCAGGACATACACCAAATGCAGGAGGAAAATTTGTAGGATTACCAAAAGAAAATGTTAATATGGTTATTAATAAAAAACAGATAGATTTAGAAGAAGCTGAGAGAATAGGACATATGGGATTAGTAAGAGAAAATACACCGATACCATTGACAATGGATAATATAACAAAAGACCCATATAAACCTAATGCTTATAGCAATCGTTTAGATAGTAGTATATTATCAACACTCGTAGATAATGATAATATAATAAAAATAAATCCTATTAGAACGGATTGTGACCCAATTTAAATTTTCTTTTTAACATTAATTACTGGTTTATTTTTGTTTTTATTCTTTAAAAATACACTCGGGTCATATGGTTCATCTTCTTCTTCGTCTTCATATGCCAGCATATTTGATTTCCTTTCTTTTTCTAATGCGCACAAATTCCACAACTCTGGCGTACACATCTTAAAATCTGCATCTTTTGCTTTATACCATTTAACTTGGTCTTCAAGTCTATTACTTTGAATTTTATTATCTATGACGACACATTCATAATTTTCAGTGCAATTATCCATAACAGCACAGAAAGTAGAGAAATCATTAAAAATTCCAGCATAATGATTATAAATTTTTTCTCGTTCTTTGATGATATTATTTTTGAATATAAAAACATAATCAATATTGGCACGAAGAACCGGAGGCAAACCCATACAATATTGCATAGTAATCAAGAAAAAAATTTTATAATGACGACCGTTCATAAAAATACTTCTAATATTTTTATCAGTAGGCCAAGTTTTATCATAGAGACAATCATCTAAAATTAAAAAAGCCCTGTTATCTATATCGGATGTGTGAAATTGTTTTTCTTGTTGTGCTTTTTGTTTGTTTATAGTTATTTGTCTTTCTAAAAACCTTTTTATTATAGGTGGTTCATATTCATCATAGATAAGCATATTAGGAATAAATTTTTCAAAGAAGTTATTAGCTGTTTCAGTGGGACTAATAACAACTCCTACTGGTAAATCTTTATGATAACTTAAGATATCTTTCATACAATATGATTTCCCAGTATTTCTTTTACCGATAAAAACAATTACTGAATCGCTTTTTATTGTAGCCGGGTCGAATTTTTTCAATTCTAGTTTCATATTTATTAATAAATATTTTTTATATTTATATCTTTATGTAATATAATACGTATTTAAATTAATTTTTTATTATAGAAAGAATGGAGTATTATATTGTATCGTTGATTATAAGTGTGATTATATTTGGTATTATATATTCACTTGATAAGAGTTCTAATAATAATTATTATGACGATGATAATAATAGTCCTCCGCCTAAGAAACAATTATTTACATCTAATAATATTTTATTGTTTGTGATTATTTATATTGTTGCGACTGTAGTTAGTTATTATATATTTACGTCTTCATTATCTTTAGCGGGATTTTCTTCGATTATTCCTGTTTTTATTTTAAATTTATTTAAGCCTCCAGCTGAAGCACCGCCTATGATTAACGATAATGACGAAATAGACCCAAAAATTTTAAGAAAAATTAATGATAATATAGATATAGGTTTCGTTCCACTTGAAAAAGAATAATTTTGTTTAAAAATAATCAATAAAAACAAAAAAATGATTTGATTATAATTTTAAATAATTCTATCACGTGTTAAAATGTGGGACTTCATCATCAGTTTGATTGCTATCTTCAGTGAAATGTTTCTTTATATTCTTGCCATTTTCGTATTTCTCGCTATTTCCTTCTGTCTCTTTATCATCCAATTGGATAATAAAAAGCCTATTGTAGAAGAAACTTGTGAAGAAAAAGAAGATTGTAATAATAGTAAAGAAAACACAGAATTTTATGATAAAATCAATAGAGATATTGAAGATATGAAGAAGAAGATGAAAGAACAGAACAGTAAATTCGAAGAAATTCTTGTAGAAGTTCAATTGGCAGCCATGACTGCTAAAATACGCGATACGAAGTTGGAAATTGCTGATAAATGTGCATCAATCACGGGTAAATTAGTTGATTTTATCCTGATTGAAGAACAAATCACGAAATAAAGAACAAGTTGGAAAAAAGGACAAAAAGAAATTTTTGTTCTTTCAATAAAAAATGAAATTGTTTAATTTTTTTTATATTTATAATGTTTAACGTAATTGTAAATATTGTGCCTGATATTATTATTTATACTTCTTTGAATATTATGTGTATGATGATGATATTTAATTATATACAAAACATTTGTATTAATTTATAAATATAATCGTAAAAAATGATTAAGGTAATTGGATAAGATAATTGTGAAGTAATATGTTCGATATTATCGCCTATCTTGCCCAGATGCTGATTTATGTGATTGCCACCCTCTGCATTTCTTATTGCCTGTTCGTGATTTTCAAAAAGCCAAACCCCGACTTCGTTAGTTTCAACGATGGTGGATTTGACTATAGCAAAGTTGCGGCAGATATTGAGACTATGAAGACGAAATTGGCACAGCAGAATATCAAATTTGAAGAAGCCGTTGCAAAAGTTCAGATAGCAGAATTAACTGCTAAAATTCGCGAGAAAAAGTTGGATATCATAAGTAAGTGTTCTACAATCAATGAAAAGATAGTTGATTATTTGATAGTAGAAGGCGAACAAGTGAAGAAGGCACAATAAGAAAGAGTTTCACCAAAAAAAGGACAAAAAGAAATTTTTGTTCTTTTTGTTTTGAAATAAAAAATAAAAATGATTTTTTTTTTAATTTTAAATAATAATTATGTCTGTTACTTTTGACGAAGAAAGGTTTGTTAAGGAAATTGTCAGTTTAGTGTTCAATAAACTTAGCAACAAAAATAAAGATATTAATCGAATTATTTCAGAAGAATTCGGTGAAGTATTTAAGCGATATTTTCCAGGTGTTGATATGTCTCTTGACCATAGTCATTTATATGACACGGTCATAGAAGATATATTGAAAAAAAATAATGAACTCAATAATATTGAAAATAAATATGAAAAGGCCGAATATATGAACCAGCTTAAATTATTCGTTTGATAATATCATTATAGGTCGTATCATAAATGGAACTAATAACATTATTTTCATTTTCATAAGTAACAAAATCTTTTGTTAGTATTGTATCTAAACCTGCATTTTTTTGTAATACGATATCATAAATAACGAAAAATATTAAGATATAAATGATATATAAATAAGCAGTTGCATAAACATCGATATAATCGACATACATATTTTTATTTAAATATAAAGATATCAATGGTATAATCTTAAGAATTATCAAAATTATAAAATATTTGATAATATTATTTGTTGTTAGATTTTTGGAAATTAAATAAAAAAATACAAAAACATTTTGAATTAACGAGACAGCGATTGCAAAAAAGACATTAGGCGAACTTATAAAACCATTGCTATATAAAATATACCAAATAAAAATAATCATATTAAAAGTAAAATCATTTAATATTATCATTCCAATATTACTCAAAGTAATATGTTTAAAATTGAAAATTTCTTTTTCTTTAAATTGTAGCGATAAATCCATCTTTAATAATATATATTATAATTATAATAATAATGAATTATAGTTCATTTGCGTCTGCTTATAAATTAGATGAACTACCTGACGATTTATTGTCTATAGATTTAAAAGAAAATAAAGAAAATTTTACGGCGGACAAATTATTGAATAATTATAATACTCTAAATGAAAAATTAAAAAATAATTTAGATGATATTAAATATTTGGAACAAAAAAAACTAGATATATTAAAATATAAATCGAATGTTTTTGTTAATCATCAGGATATCATGATTAAATTATATAGACAAAATGATAAGACAGTAGAAGAATTAAACGATACATTATTAAAATACATAGAATTGTTAAAAACCTATGTTAATGATTGGATTAATAATTATTATAATGACAAAAAAGAATTGTTAGAAAAAGAAATAACAACACAAGAAGAAGAATTAGCAGCATTTAGGAAATTATTCATAAGCACTACGACAGAAATAATAAAAACAGAAAAAATAAATAGAAATATATGTCCTATTTGTTTTGAGAATGAAATTAATATGTGTTCAATTCCATGTGGTCATACATGTTGTAATGAATGTATAATCCAGAGCATAAGATTTCATAATACACGTGTTACGAAATGCTTAAATTGTCGCAATAACGTAACAGATTATATCAAGATGTATATTCAATTATAATGAAAATGAGAATGATAATGATAATGATAATGATAATGATAATGATAATGAAAATCAAATCATTCTCAAATATTGTAAGAGATTATTATAGAGAATGAGATTTAATTTTATTTCTTTATAATTTTTACCATAGCGTATTTTAGCGTCTTCGATGTCATTATTATTTTTACAATAGATATCAAAAACAATATCTATATTATTTTTCGTGATGGTATCATTAAAAATGGTATCAAAAGATGTATTTAATTCATTGACATCACTTGAATTTTTACAATTTTTGATTATGGTATTTAAAAATAATTTTTCGTCAAAAGAAGACATTAATAAACTAATAAATGATTATGTTTTTATATTATATTCAAAACACTATGAAGAAATAACAAATCAATAAATAGTTTTATCATTTGATATTGTCTGATGTTTATAAACACGTCTTCCATTAAATCTATATCAAATAAGAATTTCAAACAAATAAGAACACCAATTATTTTTAGCATAATTAAATAAAAATCCAAAAATTGGATTATCATTTTTTTCGGATTATTAACAAATGTATTTCAATATCAATAATTCGACAGCTACACTTATATAATTTCCTTGGTTATAATTATTATAAAGGTTGCCGATAATATCGACGCCGAAAACCAACTTTGAAGCAACTAAAACGAAAATACTTTGCCACAACATATAATTTTTTTAAGAATGACAAAAATCATCATTTTTTGTCATTTTACCTAACAAATCAATGTTTATTTATTCTTCATCCTTATCGGTGTCTGCTTCGCTTTCGCAATTATTGATAACAGCAGGTTCGACAATGTTATATAACTTATCATATAACAAATGTTCGTCAGTGTTGATATCATTTGTTGGAAAATGAATTTTGAATAATTCTTCTATTTTGTTTTTCTGAACGAGTTCTTCGTCATAAAACAGTTCGAAGGCCATTGTGATATCATATTCTCCACAGATATCATAATAGGCCATAAATTCTCGAATGAATTGTTCTTGGTTCATTTTAAAATGAAAAATAAAAAACATTATTCAGTTTTTTATTTTTTTTTGTAAAATCTCTTCAAAAGTATTTGTCACCAAATTCATTTCTTTCGATAATTTCATCGATGACAATATCTTTAATCTTGTCATACAAATCATCGATATTAACCGATGACCGTTTGGGAAAATAGTGTTTGAATAAATCTTTGGTTTCTTTGGGGTAGTTGATAGCAAACGAATGCTTGAGATAAGTATAAAGTTCATCTTCAATGAATTCGCTATTGCACTCAAAGTTCGAGATAATAAAATCAATGATTTCTTGCATCTTCGACAATTTACCTTCTAATTTAATTACTATCATTTTTTTTACGATTATTATAAATTTAATACAATTATATAAACAGATAACGAATTTAAATAATTGACAATGATTATCGACGACTATTTGAATTATCAAATAGAATATAAAAATAAATATGGAGAGAATACGATTATATTAATGCAAGTAGGTTCATTTTTTGAAATGTATTCAATAAATGAGAATTGTTCTTTTATGACAAAAATCGGGGATATATGTAATATTATAATATCGAAGAAAAACAAGTCAGTAAAAGAAGTTTCAAAATCAAATCCATTAATGGCTGGATTTCCTATTTATGTTATTAATAAATTCATTCAAATTTTAACAGAAAATAATTTTACAATAGTTTTAATTGAACAAATAACTCCTCCACCTAATCCTGAAAGAAAAATAACAGAAATAATAAGTCCTTCAACGAATATCAATGCAAATACAAAGAAAGGTAATTATATAATGGTTCTTTATTTTGAGGAAATGAAAGATAATTTATTGATTGTAGGAATTAGCGGAGTTGATTTAACCACGGGAAAATGTTTTGTATATGAATCAGGAGCAATAAAAACAGACCCACAATCGACACTAGATGAATGTTATAGATTATTAACAATATATAATCCGAGTGAAATATTGATATTATCAGAAAATGAAATTAAGAATAAAAATCAGATAATAGAAATTACTAATTCTATAAATTCGTTAGTTCATTACAAATGGAATAATTACGAATTATTTCCGATAATAAAAAAATTAGAATATCAAAATAAAATTTTAGAGAAATCATTTGAAAACAGTTCAATGTTATCTGTCTGTGAATATTTGAATTTAGAAAGAATTAATTATGCGAGAATTAGTTTTTGTTGTTTATTACAATTTGCATATGAACACAACGCCGAAATAATCAAAGAGTTGAATAATCCAGAAATTTTAGAACAATCAAAGATATTAACAATCGAATATAATAGTTCTTTACAATTAAATATAATTAGTCATAATGAAAATGAACGACCTTTATTAGACATTTTGAATAGATGTTCAACGGCTTTCGGTTCTAGGGGATTTAAGGAAAAATTATTAAATCCGATAAATAACGTGGATGAATTGAATAGAAGATATGAAAAGATAGAAGAATTATTAGAAGATAAGAAATTCAAGACAATAAATAAATATTTGAATAATATCAATGATTTGGAAAGAAGTAAAAGAAAGATATTATTAAAAAAATTCAATCCATCTGAATGGAGTTATTTAATTAATTCTCTTGAAAATGCGACAGAGGCTTTTAAGATAATAAACAAAGATATTATTATAAATAATATAAATGAAATTTTAAATTATTTGAAGATTTTAAATATAGATGAATGTAATAAATATAATATAGCTGATATTAATAGTAATATTTTTAATAAAGGTCATTTACCAGAAATAGACGATTTGACAAAATTGCGAGAGGAAAAATTTAATGTTCTTATTTCTATTTCTGAGAAAATCAGCGGTATTGGTGATACCATATGCAAACTTGAGAATAATGACAAAGACGGATATTATATATTAATAACAAAAAAAAGATATGAAACGGCAGTAAATAAGAATAAGAAATATATGAGTAAATTTGAAAAAAAAATAATTAGTTCAAATAACAATAACTTAAAATTAGTATCAGATGAAATTAATGAGGCATCTTTGACAATTGAAACAATAGAACAGAAAATACAATCAATTGTTATAAAAGAATATTTAAATTTTTTAACAAAATTTTTAATGGAAAATAAAGGAAAGCTTGATATAATTATCAATGAATTGACGGAATTAGATATAAATAATTGTAATGCAAAAAATGCCTTTGATTATTGTTATTATAAACCATCGATTATTCAAAATTCTCCAAATTCTTTCATAAAATCCGAGAACTTACGCCATCCGATTATAGAACGTATTTATAACGAAATTGAATATGTAGGTAATGATATTTCTTTAAATCAAGATGGGATATTATTATATGGAATAAATTCCTCAGGCAAGAGTTCATTTATGAAGGCAGTAGGATTATCGATAATTATGGCACAGGCTGGAATGTTTGTTCCATCTACATCATTTGAATATTATCCTTATAATCATATAATGACGAGAATATGTGGAAATGATAATATCTATAGAGGTATGAGTAGTTTTGTAGTAGAAATGACAGAATTGCGAAACATACTTCAACGGGCTGATAAATCTAGTTTAATAATAGGAGATGAAATTTGTTGCGGGACAGAAGCTATTTCGGGAATTTCGATAGTATCAGCGGCAATAGTTGAATTAACAAATAAGAAGGCATCATTTATATTCACAAGTCATTTACATGAATTAACGGATATTTCAATAATAAAAGATAAAATAGCAGAAGATAAATTAAAGATATTTCATATGCATATAGAAATTGATGGAGATTTGATAATATACGAGAGAAAATTGAGAGAAGGTCAAGGTTCTAATATTTATGGGATAGATGTTTGTAAATCATTGGATATGCCATTAAATTTTATGAAAAATGCAGAATTAATAAAAAAAGAAATAATGGGATTAAATACAACTATAATAAATACGAAAACTTCTAATTATAATTCATCAGTTTTTATAGATGTTTGTGAGGTTTGTAAGAAAAACAAGAGTAGCGAGACACATCATATTAATTATCAAGTCAATGCAAATGAAAATGGTAAATTTGATAATTTCAATAAAAACATTCAGCATAATTTAATACCTATTTGTGATGAATGTCATAAAAAAGAACATAATGGCAATATTGGTATAATTGGATATGTAATGACAAACAAAGGAAAAAAATTGGAGATAGAAAATAAGAGTAGAATAAATAAATTAATTAAATTCGAAAATGATAATTGGTTTTATAGAACGAGAATAAATGCAAAATGGTTGCCAACGACTGAAAATGAAATTGTTGATTTTTATAATAAACAAATGAAAAGCACTAAAACAGGTGCAGAAATTTCAGCAGAATTTATTTGATTGTTTTTGTTATAATAATACAAATGTTATTATTATTCACATTTATCGCTCTGTATTTGGTCCTAGTTATTGCTATTATCATTTATCAATTAAGCGAGAAACCATATAAGGACAATAAAGAACTGTCTTTAAATACAGATGGATTTAAAATATTCCGACACGATAATATAGAAGAAATAATAAGTTCAAGTCTTCCGAAGGATTATATATTGATAGATTATTTATATATAATAAAAGGTTGTACTATATCAACATTTCATAGAGATGTAACATCGAGTAGTTTCATATTTAAAACGAGATATCCTATTTATACTCTTATTACTTATTATAATAAAGGACCATTATTAACATTATGTCCAGAAAGTCATACGACTACACCATTTTTATTTCAACCACCAAAAATTATTTATGGAAATCCTGGAACGTCTATATTATTTAATTGTGATATAGTCCATGCAGGTGCGATGAATAATTTTGGAGATGAAAGATTAGCAATTCAAAGAAAAATATGTCACAAGGATGATTTGGAAACTTTGAAACATTTGATTGGGGTAAATAAAACTAGTATTGGTAAATGTAATAGAAAGAAGGATGATAATTATATTTATAAATTAAGAAAATTATCATTATTTTTTTCTTTTTTCGTCAATCATATATTCACTTGCTTTCTTTTAGAAAAACCAAAGAAAGATAGCATAAGTGAATATTTAATTGATACATTTTATATTGGTGATTTTTATATATAATTTCAAAAAAAATTTGATTAAAAAAAATATTTATAAATATAATTAAATAAACGGATGTTTATTAGTAATGTAAAAATGATTGAGCCTGCGACGGCTTCTTTCGCTGTATATTTATTAACAAGAACGACTAAAATTAAGCCACACATATTAAAACGAGAACCATTTCATTATAAGAAAAGAATTTGCAAATGGATAATGAAAAACAAACATGTAATTATAGATATTGGAATGGATGAAATGGCAGAGTATATATTTGATTTCTCAAATTATATTCAAATTCATACACCACCGACATTACCTATAATTCTATATTCAATTGCCCTAATTATTTTAATATTTATATAAATTAGTATTATGAGTAAAAGTTCATTATCTGTTAATCAGAAATACAAAGAAATAAGCAAAGAATTATCAAATCGTGAAAAGGTTTGTAATAAAAAAGTTGTTTATGAATATAAACGACCAAAAACAAATCCTTATGAAACTTATGAAGATATAGATGATTTTGTCACTAAGGAACCATTTAATATCGATAGTAGCTGTAAAATTGTCGATGATGATAAATCTAAACCAGATAAATATAATAGATTTTATAAAAATGTTTATACTAAAGCTAGATGTCATAACGCCAAAGGCGAATGGGACAAAAAAACAATAAATCGAAATAATACTTATGATATGGGTAATTGTTGGGTTGATGATAATGATAGACGTTGTGGGGCACTTTTAAGTGATTTTAAATTATTACGTGAGAATGACCATAAATCAGGCAAAATAACTAAACAAGATATAAAAAAATCGCAGAAATTATGCGAAACTGTAGATAGTTGTCATTTACAACGAGTAGGAGAAAATTCAATTGATTGTGTGTCAAAAACTAAAATACCAGAAAAATCTAAAAGTTTTAAAAGTTTTAAGAGTTCTTCTTCTAATAATAGTTCATATTCAAGAAGTAGTTCAGAAATTGGTAATTATGATATAGATTTTGATAATATAGAAAAATCATTATATGATTTATATAATTCAGCGAATGCACCTGATACATTAAAATTAATAGGAAAAGGTAATCGTTGTATAAATACTAATGATGAAGAAGAGGACGAAGAAGAACAAGAAGAAGTAAAAATGGATGAATTAGACCAATATATGCTTGTAAAAATAAATGAAAAAGAAAAACCACCACTCGCAAATTTAGAATTAGATAAGAATATTATGTCTATAAAAAATTATTTAATTAGTTATTATAATAATTATCTTCGATATATTCATTATATTCTTATAAGTCTTGATTTAGATTTTAGCAATGACTTAGAAATATTAAAATTGTATATAAATGATGGTTCAATGGCTAATATAGAAAAATTTAAGGTTGAATTGAAAGGATACATAAATTATTATAGACATAATTATTATAAATCAGAGGATGATATAGAATTTGTAGCTCCAATATATGAAAAATATTTCAAAAGATATTTTTTGAATAAAGAAACAAATAATGAAATAGTTATTAAATATAATTATGAATTCATTCAAGAATTATTTCAACTGGCTTTTATACGCACCTTAAATCCAATGTTAGACGAAGACATACCTATAATTAAGTTTTATATAGAACAATCATATATAACTGATGCCGATAATATCTTTTTAATTTTCAAGAAAAACTTTAATGATGTATATCCTAAACTAATGGCTTTAATTGAACAATATAAAAGAACACCTACAGCGATTAATTATAATAATATAATTGTTTTAAGAACTCAATTGGGTGAATATTATACTACTGCTTTTATTGAATATTTTGACGATGGTATAAAAGCCGAAATAAATGGCTACAGACGTATTTATATTAGATATGTTCGTTATTTATTATCTTTCACTGACCCAACAGACAATAAAAATATTAATTTTTTCTTACAACATATTGATATAAATACTATAGATAGATTTAATGAATTTTTGTATGAATATAATTATTTGGTAAAAAACAAAAGAATAGCAGATGTTAATGAATATTTCAAAGTTTATAAAAAATATTTTCCAGATTATTTTAAATTTGATGATATATATCAATATAACAGTTATGTAAAAACCAAATTGAAACAACTTGACCCTAATATTAATGATGATTTAGCAGAATTAAGTAGATATATCGATAAAACAACTGATATAAACGAATTTAAAAGATTATATAATTTGATTGATAAAGCTACAAATCCTGAGAATTATGAATTAAATTTAGATAAATTATATAGAAAGTTCTTTCCTGTTTATTATGAAGATTTATCTAAATCATTATCTTCATCCTCTCCTTCAATAACTTCTTCAATTAAATCATATGGACCTTTATATTCATCCTCAACTGATTATTATTCATTATCGTCTTATTCGTCTATATCTTCTTCACTAGAAATTCCGAAAAATCCAAAATTACCAACAACACCACAATCAATTATAAATAATATTTGTAAAACAATACATAAAAATAAATTGAATAAACGTGGAATGTTGATTTGGCATTCAACAGGAAGTGGTAAAACATGTACGGCTACTTCGATTATGGAAGGTTTTTGGGGAACTAAACAACAGATTATTTATTGTAGTAGTAGGGATGCATTAGTAAGCAATCCACCAAGCAATTTTTTTAAATGTGCCGCGGATTTATTTCCAAGATTTGCAGGAAAAGAATTGAACAAAATCGAAAAAGAATTTAAAAACGTTAGTTTTTTATCATTTGCACAATTATCAAATAGAATAGAAAAGAAAGTTATTGATTTGAATAAATGTATATTGATTATAGACGAAGTTCATAATTTATTTAGACCTTTGTTAAATCAACGAAAACAACATGAAAAAGTAGAGAAATTATTATTATCAGGTTCTAAATTTCCAAAAATGAAAGTATTCATATTAACAGCCACATTAGGAGATAATCCAATTGAAATTTTTAAATTATTGAATATTGTCAGAGATAACGGAACACCAGAAATTAAAGAAACTGATATGAATGACATCGACAAATTCAAATTAAAAATAAGAGGGTTAATATCATTCTTTGATATGTCTAATGATACCAGTAAATTCCCAGTAGTTATAAATAAAGACCCTATTTATGTTAATATGTCTGAAAAACAATTTGAAGAATATATAACTAAATATAATGAAGTCAAAGATAGTGCCAAAGATTTTAATGCATTATCAAAAGCCAATACTTTAAATAAATATTGGGCTGCTGCTCGTCGTTATTCAAATACACTCTATAATTTTGAAAAAGGTCTAACTCTTCGAGAGTTTAGTGCTAAATTAGAAGAATTATTATTAAATGTATTACAATACAATGACCAAAAACAATATATTTATTCTGCATTTTATGAAAACAAAGGTTATGGAGGTCATGGTGTTTTAGCTATTGCCAAACAATTAAATGAACGTGGATATACTAAATTAACTCCAGCCGAAGCAGTTAAAATTATGGAAAATCCAACAGCAGCTAATAAAAAACCTCGTTATATCTTAGCTATAAGCACACAACTCGGAACAGATAAAGGTGCCGACCTTGATAAGATGAGAGCATTATATAATGCTCCTTACAACAAAAACGGAGAATACGTTCATTTATTTTTGGCGTCACAATCATATAACGAAGGAATAGACCTTAAAGCGGTTCGTCATATTCATATATTCGAACCTTTAATAACTTGGGCCAGTGATAAACAAACGATTGGACGTGCAGCTCGTTTATGTTCTCATGTTGATTTGGAAAAGAAAGATTGGAATGTTACAATTCATAGATACATTAGCGATTTTCCTAAGAAAGAAATTAAAATAGATAAAACAGGAATAGACAACAAAGCGCAATTATTAGATGAGTTAATATTATTGGAAACAAGAGAAGAAAAATTTAAGGGAGATATAAAAGAAAATAAAGAAGTAATTAAAGATATCAAAAAACAGATAACTAAAGCTAAGAAAGCTAAACAATCTATTTCAGAGCTTGAATATCAAATAGAAGATGCTGATAATATAATAGAAATGTCTAAAATAGAACTTGAGAATATTAAAAAAGAAATTAAAACAATAAAAGCAGAATTAAAGAAATACGAAAAAAGCGAAATGGGAACTTCAAGAAGAAAGAAAAAGATTTTGGACACAACAGGCATCGAAAACATAGATAAATTTATTTATGACAATGCTATAAGTAAGATGCAAAACATACTAACATTATATCAAGCGATGAAAGAAGCGGCAATCGATTGTCAAGTATTGAAAGAATTCCACAGTTCAGGAAATCAAATTATTAATTGTCAAAATTATTAAATTAAATTTATTTTTTTTAATTTATAATTATTATATAAATGTATATATACGATTGTGTTATTATCGGTTCAGGTCCTGCAGGATTAGCTTTTGCAACATTAGCTGATAAGAATGAAAAAATAATGATAATAGAGAAAGATAAATTCATAGGTGGTTGTCATAAAGTCAATAGACATAAATACGAGAATGAATATTATTTTTGCGAACACGGTCCAAGAATGTATTTTAGTAATTATTTAAATTTCAAAATGATTTTAAATAAAATAGGATTAAAATTTAATGATGTATTTGTCCGATATAAGGTGAGTATGTTCCAATCGTTATATGACGAAGTTATTAAACCCAATTTATTTAATTTTAATGAAATTATGGTTTTTTCTATTGATTTTTTTAAATTATTGTTAGACCCTAATTATGGAAAAGACATATCTTTAGCTGAATTTATGAAAACTAATAACTTTACTGAAAAGGCTGTTGATTATATTGACCGTAATGCCAGAATTGTCGATGGTGGCGACATTAATAAAATTTCCTTAAATACATATTTAAATATGTTAAATGAGACATTGTTATATAATCCTTATCAGCCAAAAATTCCAAATGATGATGGTTTATTTACTATTTGGAAGAATAATTTGACGAATGTTGATTTTAAGTTCGAAACTGAAGTTATAAAAATCGAGAAAGAAGAAGAAATAATCAAATTGACAACATCGGCTGATAATTATTATGCGAAGAAGGTAATTATTGCAATACCACCAGTTAATTTATATAAAATTCTAAAAAATTCTCCAGAAAATCTAAGAACTATAAATGATTTAGCGGAATATTCAGAAAAGACTGATTATAATAAATATGTATCGGTTACATTTCATTGGAATTATGAAGTGCCTGATTTAGAAAACAAGAATGGTTTTTATAATAATACTGATTGGGGTATTATTAAAATAATTCTGAGTGATTATATGAAATTCAAAGAAAGAAATTCAAAAACAGTAATTAGTTGTTGTATTTCGTATGTAGATAAGAAGAGTAAATATTTAAATAAAACTGCAAATGAATGCACTGACAAAAATGAAATTATATATGAAATTTACAGACAACTAAAAGAGATATATCAATCGTTACCATTACCTACATTAGCATTTTTAAATAATTATTATGAAAATGGAGAATGGAAATCAAATGAAACAGCATTTTTAAGACCACCAAATTATAATTATATTAGAAATAATAAAATCAGTGATAATATCTATATCTTAGGGACACATACAGGAAACGCTAAAATTCATTTTACGTCATTAGAAAGTGCAGTGACAAATTCTATTCATTTGGTGAATGTTATTTATAATACGAATTATAAAATAAAACGTCC